GTATGCCACATATTCAGGAGATAAAGCCGAGGATCATGGGCTAAGAGCTAAACAATATATGGAGTCCGATGAATACGGTATTGTTTTCCCGGAATGTCGTCTTTCAGCAGATAGCAAATCAAAGAGTCATCTTACAACAACAAAAGGGGGGAATATATTTTATGTAGGTGTTGGTGGGACTATTATAGGGAGAGGTGCAAACTTATTTGTTATGGATGATCTCGTGAAGGGGCGGGAGGAGGCTGAAAGCGAAGCAACAAAAAGAAGAATCTTAAACTGGTACAAAGGGTCTGTATACGAGAGGCTGATGGGTGATGCGATAATTGTCTTTATCACATGCGTAGCTGAAGGTGAACGTATACTCATGGGTGATGGAACATGGAAGAATATTGAAAACGTATCCATAGGAGACCATGTTATAGGCTATGATAATCAGCGGCCAGTAAAAAAAGAAGTGCTTAATGCAAAATGTTCTGGAGAAGATGATATCCTTGAGGTAATAAGCCGCTCGTGTTCAGTGAAGGTTAACAAGAGACACCCATTTCTTGTTATAAAAGGAGGGCTGCAACATACCGCATTAACCCAGGTTGATGTAATCGCTTCAAAAAAGTGGGAACTCGAATGGGTGCCAGCCGGAGAATTGGTCCAGGGTGATATGGTTGTCACCATAAAAAGTATGCAACCTCAACACGGCACAAAACCGCTTGACATTTACCACCAGAAACAGAAAACGAACGATGACTTTTGGTTATTGGGATTTTTATTCGGAGACGGTTGGTTAATCAACAATAATAAACGAGGAGTTGTTGGCTTTTGCGTTTCTACTTCTGACAAGCCAAACTTAGACTTGAAAGTAAAGACTTTGTTGAAAGAAAGATTTGGGGCCAATATGAAGCAAACCAAGTTTGGGTACGCAAGATGTGACTGCCAATCCATAGGGCGATGGCTTCATTCGGAAGGACTTAGGTCAGGTGCTCATACCAAAAGGCTACCAAAGTGGTTGTTTAAAGTAAGACGCAGCTTTAAAAAACAATTTCTAAGAGGTTTTTTTGCTGCGGATGGATATGAAAAGCCAAAAGGATCATTCCATGTCCACATTTGCAACAAAGATTTGTTAGATGATATGCGACTATTAGCGAGAACTTGTGGCATAAAAACCACAAAAATATACACTCAGTCTTACAAATCAAAACCACCAAACAGTCCTAAAGCATTTATAGCAACAAGCCACTTGGCAAGGTTCTACGAAAAATCAAACAAGATAGAGCTTAAGGGAAGGTATAGATTTCAAGGAGACCTTGGGAGATACTTTCGGCTTGAAAAAATAGAATCAGTGACTCCGGTAGGTAAATCCAGGGTATACGACCTTACCGTAGATGGGGCTGAAAGTTTTATCGCAGAAGGGTTCGTAGTACATAACACCAGATGGGCTAAAGATGACCTTGCAGGGGAGCTATTAGCAAGTGGCAATGAATGGGTTCATCTAAAGCTTGAGGCAGTATGCACAGATAAAGAAAAAGACCCCCTACATAGAGAAATAGGTGAGCCGTTGTGCCCCGAGTTGTTTGATAAACCAGCGTTGGACGACATAAAAAATGTTATCGGTACGAGAGAATGGTTTGCCCAATACCAATCAAATCCTATTGATGAGGAAGGTGGAATTATAAAATACAAATGGTTTAAGTATTATGATGAAACCCCTAAAAAATTTGACAGGATAATCCAATCATGGGATACCGCCTTCAGTAAAAAAGATATTAATTCCCCGTCTGTTTGTTTGACCTTTGGGCAAAAAGGAAAAGACCATTATTGGCTTGACACCTACAGAGCCCATATTGATTACCCCACTCTTAAAAAAAGGGTTAGAGAATTAAGCGAGTTATGGTCTCCAATGCTGGTACTTATAGAAGACAGAGCATCAGGACAATCCATAAAGCAGGATATAGTGTCAGAGCAAGGAGAGTTCAAAGTGGATGTTCCTATACGATCTATCTACCCGAAGGGCAGCAAGATCCAAAGAATGTCAACTCAAACATCCCCGATAGAAACCGGTCATGTATTGCTACCGGCAGTTTCCCCATGGCTTGCGGATACGATAGCCGAACTTATTCCATTCCCTAACGTAAAATTCAAGGATATCGCAGATGCATTAAGCCAATATTTAAAATTCTCAAGGAAAGCGCTATTTCAATCAAATCCAAACTTATTTTGGAAGTAAAAAGGAGAAACATTATGAAAGATATATTGTCAATAACGAAGGTGGAAGAGCTGAGGGATGTTTCGGACATTTACAAACAAAAGGAGAAAGATTGGGCATTTTGGGGCAAGGCCTACGAAGGGGGGATAGAATTTGTCAAGGAAGTCTTAACCCGGAACGTCAGAGAGAGCAAAAAGAATTGGGAAGAAAGACAGGAAGAGGGAGTAAACTTCAACTACACGGCTATTGTAACAGATCTATTTTCGTTTTATCTATCTGAAAAGCCTCCAACGGAAGAGCTTAAAAAACTTGCAAAAGATGAAATATGGAAGCTATTTATTAAAGACTGCGACCTCTTTGGAACAAATTTTGATGACTTTATGACTGAAGAACAAAAGATGAGCTCAGTATATGGTATGATTGGTGTCTTGATTGATAAGCCCAAAGGAGAAAAAATCAACAGGCAGGCAGAAATCAACAATAACATCTATCCATATTGCTGTGCTTATACGCCTTTAAATATACTTGATTGGGCACATGAAAGAAATCCCAAAAATGGCCGGTTTGAATTGGCATATTTAAAGTTAAGAGAAATTGATGGAACCTACTTGTTATGGACAAAAGAAAATTGGGCAAGGTATCAGATTAACAAAGTTGAAGAAAAAGAATCAGTAGACTTAATAGAAAATGGGGATAACCCACTGAAAGAAATCCCTTTCTTCTGGCTGATGAATATACGGAGTTTATCAAATCCATTTATAGGGGTATCTGATGTAAAAGAAATTAGCCGGATAACAGCAAGCGTTATCAAAAATGTATCCTGTGGTGATGAAATAATAAAATACGCCGGTTTTCCAATGTTAAGGATGCCAAAAGATGAGCTTACCAGTCAAGGGGGGATCAAGCAAAGAAGCAATATAATTTCAGAAAGATCCGTGTTAGAATTTGACCCTGAATTAGGAGACAAAGGAAAGCCTGACTGGTTAAAAACTGAAGTTGCGGAGCCGATAGATGCGATTTTAAAATGGATTAGCCGGAAAATAGATGAAATGTTTCAACTAAGTTACTTGTCAGGGGTACAGGCTCATTCAAAGAGTAATCAACCCCGTTCCGGTGCAGCTCTAAAGTACGAGTACCAACAGTTAGGAAGGGTGTTAAGTAAAAAAAGCAACAACCAAGCCGAAGGTAAACTAAAAATCATCTATTTTTGGTTAAAATGGCAAAAACAAAATGAATTGTTCAAAGATGTAGTCGTACAGAAGAGCGAGGACTTCTCTGTTGATGAGATGGAACAAACCTTAGAGAACTACATGAAGGCACGTCAATTAGTTTATTCAGAAACATTCCTGAGAGTGATAGGAAAGACAGTTGCAAAGAAGATGATCCCGGAATCAACCCCTGACGTTATAGAGCAGATTAATAAAGAAATAGAAGCTGAACCCCATGAACCATTAAACAGGTCTGCAGCCGATGATAATGGCTTTGTACCAGAGGGAGAAGAAAGAACCGGAGATAAAGAAATAGACAGCAAGCAGATGTCACTTAGCAAATGGGCAAAATCATCTGGTATGTCATACAGCGAGGCATATAAATTATTCACAGATGGGAAACTGTCGGTAGAATCTGAAAGGCTGCCATCAGGAAGGATAATCGTATATCCGTAAAGGAAATGCCGGTATAGCTCAGTAGGTAGAGCACCTGATTTGTAACCAGGATGCCAGGGGTTCAATTCCTCTTACCGGCCCCAAGAATATTTTTAGATTACAAAGACAAGAATTACAGGAGGATTATGAAAAAAATAACTTACGATGATGTTTTACATAAATTAGTTCCTGCGTTTGCATTTCCCTTCTGTCTGACTGCTGTTTTGATAAGGGGAGATTATAAAGGCATAAGTGTATTCTTGGGTGCATCACTCTTATATGCAATAATTTGCATTGTGGAAAAATGTGAATTTGGAGATAATCACCTAAGCATATAACCCATAATAAGATGCTCAAGAGTTTCCTGTGCAGTCTTGCCTTCAAAGGCGAGTTTTGCTTTGAAATCACGCTTTAATGCAGGTGCCAACCGGATAATCATTGCATCTTTATCTCTCTGGCGCTTTGCAAAATATTCTTTGCGCAAATAAAATTTAGCGTTTAGTGCCACGTTGTTTTATCCCAAGAGTGTCATAGACTACACGAATGATATACATATTGAAACCTAATGTTTCTGAGAGCTTTTTGAGAGTATATTTCTTTTTCAACAATTTTCTGAATAGTTTAGGTAGTTCGGTTATAGAACTATCCCCCTTCCGGAAAATAACCTTCAGGCAGCAAGGACACCATATGACCCCTTCTTCATAGATGAATTTCACCCCGCATATATTGCATTTCATTCTTTAGAGTCCGTAGTATCAGTCTTTACTATTGATCCAGAATAATTTTCCCAATCATAATCATCTGATGGATCTATCCATAAAACTTCACTAGCGTACCCATATCCATAGCCAGACCTCTTGTCTGTAATTTCAGCTTGGTCTAAATAGGGGGAACCACAGCAACCACAACCTCCAATTTCAATCCCAGTATCACGAGTAAGCTTTTCAAGACCGATTAAAAATAATCTCTCTTTTTCGTCTGTTGTTTCCATCTTGTGTTTCCTTAATCTATAGGTGTTTTAACCTTAGAGCCTAATGTAGCCATAACAGAGCCTGTATACGGAATTACAGTAGCGTCTGGTGAAAGCCCTTCAGGCATCTCAATTTTAGGCCCCCACTCAATTCTTGCAGGGTCTGTCCTGTCTTTTGTCTGAACAGTAACGGCATCTACCACACTAAGTCTACCATAAGGAAAAACCCACTCAACAAAAAGCATTGGCGGCACTCCCGACACCATAGCAATAACTATCCTCTCGGCGTCTGTGAAAGGCCATCTTCCAGTTTCCTTAGCTTCTGCCCAATATAGACCAGGTTTTTTAGGCATTTCATTATTGCCTTTAAATGTCAATTTTCTATTCCTGCAACGTAGTTCTTCATTTCTTTGAATAGTTCTCTCCATGTAAGCCAAACGCCCTGCCGATATCTCTACCATATCCTGTTTTGCCTTCGTTTTATTTTCCTCAGCTTTTTTTTCTTTACGTGCTCTCACCTCTCTAATAATATAATCCGCAAGTTCTTGCGCTATCATTCTTTCTCCCTGCGCTTTGTGCGCCTTATCACCCTTATCCTTATTTCTTTGGAGCAAGTCTTTTTGGACAACTTTCTCCGCTTGCCTTTCGTCTTCCTGTGTTGTTTCCACTTTTTCTCCTATAAGAATTTTTATTTGGACCTGAACCATCCCTTACAGCTTTCTTATGCCCTATCTCTATGACAGCAGCTTTAAGCACATCAGATATATGTATCATTTCTTCTGTTTCCATTTTGCCTCCTTCATATGTAAATTTATCTTCTCAAAAAACCAATCATCATTGCCACACACATTCCACACCAACCACTTAAAATGCCTACTTTTATAGCATTTCGCAAACAATAGAGCTAATGACGGATACCCATATTTCCAAACTAAACAAAGGTCTACTATAAGTACGATTATCAATGGAATAAAATGTAAAAATATACTCATGGTGTTTTATCCTTTCTTTATACTGCCAAATGAATATAACTGTCTTTTAAGACCCATATAATTGGCCACCCAAAGAATTTGCCATTAATAACTTCTGCAGGATCATCTTGTGTAATGTGTATTAATGCAACCCTTTGTTCATGACCTAGGTATAGTTTGCCGCCTGGTTTTTTATCACCATTAAAATTTATCTCGGATATAATTTGGTTAACCTCACCCATTGCGTATTCCATTATATGGCTATCTCCTGTAACAAAAGGTACATATGTTGTCGCCATTTTATTTCCTTTAATTTAAACTTAAAGCAATCCTAATATAAACACCACTGGCTTGACCGTGTAATATAAAAAACATGTTAAAATAAGCAATGCTCGGGGGCAAAGGTTTATTTACTGTTCTCATTCCAACTCCTTCTTTCCCCAACTAGGTATGAACAAGTCTTTCCTTGGTAATTCACCTTCTTTATCCTCAATTTCTACAAGTTTATATTTAACTAGCTTAGTCACCCACTCTTCCATCGGTTCTTTTCCCGCATAAAGTTCAGCTTCTATTTTTACCATATGTTTAGATTCCATTGTTATAACTAGCTT